ACGTTACCCAGTATCAGAGTTAAAGCTCATCGACATGACCCTGAAGATGTATACACGCCCGACGTTAATACTCGATCCACTCATGTTATCCAACGCAATTGAAGAAGAAAGAACATCACGTGAAGCTCTATTACAGAAACTCGGCGTTGAAGAGGTTGAACTTGCGTCGAACCCAAAGTTTGCTGAACAGTTACAAAAGCTCGGTGTGGTTCCCCCGAGTAAAGTATCTAAAACTACCGGGAAGCAAACGCTTGCGCTTGCTAAAAACGATGCCCTCTTCCAGACGTTGCTTAACGGTGAACGTGAAGACGTTGCCCTTTTATGTGAAGCGCGTTTACGCGTTAAGTCAACGACAGAACGCACGCGAGCGCAGAGGTTCTTGGATATCAGTCAGCGAGGTAGTCTTCCGGTTCCGCTCTCGTATTACGGCGCGAAAAGTGGACGCTGGTCGGCAGCAAAAGGCTCGGCCATCAACATGCAAAACCTCAAGCGTGGCTCATTCCTACGCAAAGCGATTATGGCTCCCGAAGGGTATCAGCTTGTGGTCGGCGATCTCTCGCAGATTGAACCGCGTGTCCTCGCGTGGCTATCAGATTACACTGAGATGCTCAACATCTTCAGGGCAGGCGGTGATCCTTACGCCGCTTTTGGCGCGCAGATGTTTAACATTCCCAATCTCACTAAGGAAAGCCATCCCGATCTACGGCAGTCTGCGAAAAGCGCACTCTTGGGTTGCGGGTACGGCCTCGGGTGGGCATCGTTCGCATCACAATTGTTGGTTGGATTCCTCGGCGCTCCCCCTGTTCGCTATGAGAAAGCATTTGCCAAGACGTTAGGGGTTGACACCGAATACATCGAGAAATTCTTGGAGTGGGATGAGAACGCCAAACGTTTGGAAGAAATACCACACACCTGTAGCGACAAGGAGCTGTTGGTGCACGCTGTTGCAGCCAAGAAGATCATCGACATTTATCGTAGCACCGCGTATCAGGTTGCCTCATTTTGGGAGATGTGCTCGGGGCTTTTGGAGAAATCGTTGTATGGCGGCGAAGAGCGTCAGTACAAGTGCTTGACATTTCGCAAGGAAGAAATACAATTACCCAACGGCATGAAATTGCTGTATCCCGATTTAAGAATTATTCAAGATGATAAAGGTAGGAGCCAGTACGTGTACGGGCCAGACGCTACCAAGCTGTATGCAGGAAAGATAACGAACAATGTCACACAGGCACTTGCACGCATTGTGATGACAGACGGAATGCTCAGAGTATCCAAAAGATACTTCATAGCAGGTACGGTGCACGACGAGCTAATCGCCGTCGTGCCAGATGCTGAGGTGGATGAAGCCAAGACTTGGGTCTTGGAGCAAATGACTATGGAGCCGCGCTACATGCCGGGTATACCCTTGGATGCCGATGGGGGTGCGCACCGTAGATATGGGTTAGCTAAAAATTAAAACGAAAGAGAGAAACAAATGGTAGAACAATTACCACGCAAAATTAAAGTTGGTACAAAGTGGTACTCGGTCGAAGTGGTTGAAGCGCTTCTTGATAAAGGCGAGATGGGTAGGGTTAACTATCCTGAGCAAAAGATCAAGATCGGCGCCAAGAGTAATTTGACTGGCAAGAAGTACAACAAGGACCAAATCAAGGAGACGTTTTGGCATGAACTTGTGCACACTATTCTTGTTGACATGGGCGAATACAAACTCAATCGGCGAGAAGATTTTGTAGAAGAATTTGCTAGGCGTTTATCAAAAGCCATTCAATCAGCGAGATTCTAATGAAAGTAACATGGTCACACAGCTCCCTCAAAGAATACGAGGGATGCCCCCGCCGATACCACGAGGTCAAGGTACTAAAGAGATTCCCATTCAAAGATACCGAAGCCACGTTGTACGGCAAAGAGTTCCACAAAGCAGCAGAGGATTACATCAAGGAAGGCAAAGACTTACCCGAAGCATTCATGTATGCACAAGGCGCGCTAGACGCTTTGAACAAAAAGGAAGGGCGTAAGCTGTGTGAGTATCAAATGGCGCTAAACCTTGACCTCAAACCAACCGGTTGGTTCTCAGAAGATGTGTGGGTTCGTGGCGTTGCTGACTTGCTTATAGTTGACGACGATAACTTAACTGCTTGGGTCGTGGACTATAAGACAGGTAACAACAAGTACCCTGATCGGGAGCAACTCAAACTCATGTCACTCATGGTGTTTGCACATATGCCCCACATTCGGAAGATCAACTCGGCTTTGTTGTTTGTGGTCAAGGAAGATTTTGTAAAGCACAGCATGACTTTGGAACAAGCTCCGAGTGAGTGGTGGCAATACAGACAGCGCATCGCTAGAATTGAAGAAGCCCATGCAACAGGCACGTGGAATCCAAAATCATCTGCGCTGTGCCCGTGGTGTCCGGTGACTACTTGTGAATTTCATCCAAAACATTAAGGAGTAAATATGGCAACCAAACGTAAGTCAAGCGCAGAAAAGATTGCGTACAACGAGAAGTATGAATCAAGTCCTAAAGAAATTAAGAAGCGTGAGGAAAGAAACAAAGCCCGCGCTCTTGAGATGCGACTTGGCAAAGTCAAGAAGGGGGATCAGAAGGAAGTCGATCACATCAAGATGCTTGACGCCGGTGGCAAGAACGTTGCCAAGAACTTGCGGGTAGTACCCAAGAGTGTTAATCGAAGTTGGCGTGATGAACACGGCAACATCTACGGCAAGAACAAGAAGTAAGAGAGAAGCAAATGGAAATTGTAGAAAACAAAGCGCTGTTATTTAAGACACGCAACCCTGAGAAGTATGGCGTTATACCGAAGCACAAGGTATTTGAAGATGAAGATGGCTACAAGGTAGCCGTCTACTGGGGACTTGAAGAAGCACGCGTGCTCAAGAACTTGGGCGTTAAGAACGTGCCGTCCCCCATCAAGCGCAACTACACATGGCCCGGTCGCTTCACGCCCATGCAACACCAGATCGAGACGTCATCGTTCTTGACTCTACACCGCAGAGCCTTTGTGTTCTCGGAGCCCGGCACTGGCAAAACGCTATCTGCTTTGTGGGCAGCCGACTATTTGATGAACATTGGGCATGTGCGTAGGTGTTTGATTCTTTGTCCGCTCTCCATCATGACCTCGGCTTGGCTATCAGACTTAAACAACAGTATCATCCATCGCTCTGCCATTGTCGCGCACCATACGCAGGCTACCCGCAGGATTGAGATGATCCAACAAAACTATGAGTTTGTAATCACCAACTACGATGGGTTGAACTTGGTTGCAAATGAGATTAACAACAACGGCCAGTTCGATCTCGTTATTGTTGACGAAGCAAACGCGTACAAGACAGTGACCACCAAGCGTTGGAAGGCACTCAAGTCAATCATTCACCCCAACACACACCTGTGGATGATGACCGGTACGCCTGCGTCCCAGTCTCCTGTCGATGCCTACGGCCTTGCCAAGCTCGTCAATCCAACCAACGTGCCTATGTTCTTCACAGGGTGGAGAGACATGGTTATGAACAAAGTCACGATGTACAAGTGGGCGCCCAAGCCCGAAGCAAAAGACTTGGTGCACGAAGCCTTGCAACCTGCGATCAGGTTTACCAAAGAGCAATGCTTGGACTTGCCCCCCGTGATTACCATGACGCGCGAGGTACCACTTACACCGCAACAAGCCAAGTACTACAACCTGCTCAAAGATCAAATGCTTGTACAAGCGGCAGGGGAAACCATTAGTGCCGTCAATGCGGCGGCATCTGTATCCAAGTTATTACAGATCAGTTGCGGTGCAGCATACACCGATGACAAGGAGATCGTGGAGTTTGACGCCACGCCAAGGCTTAACGTGCTCGAAGAAATATTGGAAGAGACTAATCGTAAAGTAATAGTTTTTGCTATGTTCCGATCAGTTATTGATTCAATATACAACCATTTACTTAAACACAACATAAGTGTTGACTTCATCAACGGCGCAGTTAGCCCAACAAAACGCTCGGATATTATCCGCAGGTTTCAGAATGAAGATAGCCCACGCGTACTGGTTATGCAACCGCAAGCAACGGCGCATGGAATCACCTTGACAAGAGCTGACACCGTGGTATTCTACGGACCCCTGATGAGCGTAGAGCAGTACACGCAAGCGATTGCAAGGGCTGACCGCAAGGGACAAGACTCAGACAAAGTAACTGTGGTGCACATACAAGGCTCACCCATTGAGAAGAAAATGTTCAAGGCCTTGGAAAGTAAGGTGAGTGATAACCACTTAATCACTCAAATGTTTGAAAACGAAATCAGTATAAATAAGGAGTTGCAATGAAATAAATAACTGCTACAATGTCTAACCCTTGACAACATAAATAAACGAAAGAGAGAAACAAATGGAAGTCGAAACAGAAACTGTACCACTTGAAAAATTAGTTAAGATTTATCGCAAGATAAAAGAAAGAGTCGACACTCTTACCAAAGAGTACGACACGCAACTTGAAGAACTCAAAGCACAACAAGAGGAAATTAAGTTTGCGCTCAAAGACATGATGAAGTCCGGCGGGGTTTCATCATTAAAGACTGCCTACGGCACTGTCAGTTTGATTAACAAGACCAAGTATTCAACTAACGATTGGGATTCATTCAAGACCTTTGTGGTCGAGAACCACGCAGTCGATCTGTTGGAGAAGCGTATTGCCCAATCTAACATGGCGCAGTTCCTTGCAGAAAATCCCGGTGCAGTTCCTCCGGGCTTGAACTCCATCACGGAGTACGAGATTCGTATCACAAAACCATCAAACTGAAAGCATGTCACATGAGTAACATATCTGTATTTAATCCTGCAAACGTACCTGCCTTTGCACAAACAGGCGAGCTATCTGAAACAGCCAAAGCCCTCATGGGTGGCGCACTTGGTAGCACATCCAAACGTATCCCATCAAAGGCGGTGTGT